AGCGTTCCCCCCGATTCAGTTACTCATCGTCCCAATCAGCAACGATGTCGGCCAGCTTGTTCTTTTTAGCTGGAACGGATTCAACCTTGGCCGCGGTTTTGCGCACTTCGGGTTCTTCTTCAGCCTCCACCTCAACGGCCTTGGCTTTCTTAGGCTTGGTTTTCTCAATGATCTCCTCGTATACAGGAGCGTCTTCTTCCTTAGTCAACTCACCCATGGGGCGCTTGCCTTCAATAGCCAAAGGCGCAGGGGATACAACGCCATCAGCAGAGGCAGGGGTAACGGCCACGGCCTTCTCAGCGTCCTTGGACTTGGCCTGCTCTTGCGCAGACTCGTACTCGTCATCAGTCAACCAACGCATGGGGCTGAAGAACAACTTGGGAGACTCAGCCTTGGTGTCAAACTTCATGCGAGTCACGATAGCGTCCAAGTTAACGGGAGGAGTCTGAGCCGCCATGTAACGAGCGTATGCCTGCAATGGGCGCTTGTCGCCGTCTTCCTTGCCGAAGATGGACGTAGCGGGCAGGGTGACCTGCAATACATCGCCTTCAGGGTTGTTAGCCAAGACCACAGCCAAGCGCTGTTGGTAACGGCAGGCACGGCTTTGACCATTGCCAGACCCAGCGATATTCTGTGGGCATGTGGCACAGCTAGAAGACTGCTTGTTCTTCACGCCTGCATCAGGCTTCTCACCATCGGCAGATGTGCAGTCAGGGGCGGCTGCAGCCGCGTCTTTGTCATACGATCCTGCATAGAAGATACGGCTTACCTTGGGGGCGGCTTTGACGATGATGACATCCAAGTGGCGGTCTTCAATCGAGGCGATCTCCTTGCCGCTTGCAAGCAGACGGAACACACCGCCCTTGATGGAGACGCGCTTCATGCCGCTACCGGCGTTCACGTTACCAGCCAAGGCCAAAGTTGTGGCAGAAAGTTCTGCGTTCTTAGCGAAAGCAGGAACGTTTGAGGGATTGAACATTGCAATATTGCTCATTTTGTTTTCCATTTAAGTTGGTTTGCGTACAGAGATGTCATACTCAGATGACGAGTTAAGTCCGGGCGGTACGACCCCGGGGTTTTCTTCTAAGAACTGCGCCATGTTGAGTTGCGCGATGCGCTTCTCAAGCAGGTCAATGGCCTCGTGCTCGATCATGAACTTCTTGAACGAGTCCCAGTCTTGTGTGGTATAGCGAGTTTTCACAGACATGACTGCTGTGCCCTCGGTGGTGCGAACAGATGTGACGCCCATGGCCTTCATCTGATCTTTGATCGCGTTCTTGATCTCGTCCTGCTGTGCCTTGAGTACTTCCGCTTGGGTGTCGTACGCTTGGGTCAGTTCGGTCATACGCGTGCGTAGCTTGCGGTATATTTTCACAAGCCTATCTAACGGTATCGCTTCTTCTTCCATTACTTCTCCTGTTATTTTGTTGTCTAAGGTTGGACAGTTTACACAGATTTTTATACGTTGCAAGCCCCTTTCAAGATTTAATTTCGGTTTCGAACATGTCGGTCAGTAGTAAGTTATCGCTAACTTTCTCCCCCAACGCTTTAAACATCTTCTTCTCAATCGGGCTACCCTGAATGTGAATCACGGTAACTTTGTCTGAGTCTTGTCCCTTGCGGTCAGCACGCGCACAGCACTGGATGTACTGCTCAACGCTCATCAATGGGCCATAGAACACCACAGTGTCAGCGGCAGTCAGCGTGATGCCATGGGCAGAAGCCGCAGGCTGCATGACCAACACCCGAGGGTTCGGCTCGTTCTGAAAGCGGCTGATAGTTTGACCGCGTTTGCTTGGTGTGATGTCTCCGTGAATGCACTCATTGACAATGCCCTTCTTGGTGAGGTAGTTGTGTATCGTGTCGATGGTGCTTCGGAACAATGCGAAGATGATGACCTTGCGATCTGTCTCGTCCAGTATCTCCTCAAGCACAGCAAGGCGAGGCGCTGAGTCAAACTCTACAACTTCCTTGTCGTCTGTGTAGGCCGCACCACAACTGATCTGCAAGAGCTTACTCACACCAGCGGCGGCATTGACTGCCGTGATGGTCTCGCCTGCCGCCTGCACTAGCATGCGCTCCTTGAGCATGTTGTAGTACTTGGCTTGCTGTGGTGTCAACGGGGCTTCACGGGTCATGGTAACGACAGGCGGCAAGTCTAGGCACTGTGCTTTGGTGTAGCGTATCGCTGGCTGTAGAGCCTCGTGTACTTTATCCTTGGCGTCGTGCTTGGGAGCCCACTTGAACGTGGTGATCTTGTTCATCACCTGATCGCGCCATGCTGTGTAGAACTTGGGCACGCCCTCGGGGTTCACTAGCTTGGCCAAGCCATACGCATCCACAGGCGACTGCGATGCCGGCGTTCCGGTCATCATCCACAGGTATGTGTTGGGAGTCAGGATCGAGTTAAGCGACTTCCATCTGCGGGTGGTAGGCGTCTTGTATGCGTTCGCTTCGTCCACAATCACTAGGTCAAAGCGGCCATCGTTCTTTACCTCGTTGGCGATCAAGTTAAGACCTTCGTAATTCGTGATTACAATTTCGTAATCTCGCTGAATCATCTCGATACGGCGACTAGCCTGCGCATGGTGCGCGATAACGGCAGAGCGATGAATGATGCTGTTGTTGATGTCACCCATCCATGCGCTGTGCATGATCGACAGGGGGCACAGGATGAGAACCCTACGCACCTTGCCAAGCTTCATCAGGTAGTCAGCCGCCCATAGAGCAGATAACGTCTTGCCAGTCCCTGGTTCTGAGAACACAAATGCCCTACGGCACAGCGTCAAGAACGCTGCCGTCTCGATCTGGTGAGCCATGGGCTTGTAACGCCCCGGCCAGTCATAGCGCCTAGTGATAGGCGATGGTACGTTTTTAACGCCTAGGTTACGCAACACCCGCGCTTCGTCAAGACCCCAGTAAACAGCAACATCGTAGCCTCCGTCTGAACGGGGCGTTGTCAGGCTCTTAGGGATGATTGAGTACTTGTGCGGGTTCCTTGTGCGTAAGATGATTGCTTTGTCTTCTACGATTTCCATTGCTTCTCCAAGCTATTATTTTCCGTTGTCGCTCTGATTGGCGCTCTTACTACGCAAGCGTGTGTTACCTGTTACGGACTTGCCCCCTGCACGCAGAGGTTTGATGTGATCGATGTCCTTGCCTGCACGATCAACACCCTTCTTGTCATAGGCACGCCGTGCTTTCTGACGCTCAACTTGATCGGCTGTCTCGCCTGTTTTCTTTTGCAGTTTGTATGCGTGTTTGTAGTCACGCTTGCCGTTGGTCTGTGTCATCATTGCTCCTAGTGTTTAGGGTTGAACTCGCATCCGGTGACCTGACACCATCCGCATAGTGGGGTTTGATTGGGGTTCCATACATCGTTCTCAAAGCATGCTTCGAGCCGCGCAGTACGCTCACGATACTTCCACCAGAAGGCTTCAGATTGATCGCGTGTCATCTGCATCTTGACCATATCATTTTTGACAATGAACAGCAACGCTGAGTTGACCTTGCGGATGTGCGGAAAGTGAGAGAAAACCATAAGCGACATAAGTACAAGCTGATCCCTGTCGGGGTACTTGTTGTTGCCTGTCTTCCAATCACCCACCCACGCCGTAAGGTTCTCGTCATCGATGACCAAGATGTCCGCGATACCCCTGACCCATACGTCTGGCGCCTTCCAGTTGGTAGGGCGTAAGTCCACAGTCAGCGCCATCTCGTACTCAGCCAAAGCTCGTCCGGGTTTGTTCAGCATAGCGTCCACCACAGGCTGGAACTGCGCATACTCAGGCGGTATTGGCTTCTTGTCCCTGATGTAGTCTTCAATGGCCTGATGTACCTGATTGCCGTAGCGCGTGGCCTCAGTCTCTTGGAAGGGGTACTTCTTTAAGACCTTGACCTCGTGATACCTGCGCTGACAGCCCTCAAAATCTTTTAGGCTGCTGTGTGACCATGCTGGTTTTTTCATTCGAACTTCGCTGTCTTGATGGCTACTGTTAATCGGTTGGCAAACTGTGTGACGAACGCTTCGTTGCGGTTCAACTCGTGCTGTCCCATGTCCTCCAGTATGGCGTGTGTGACTTCGTGCCAGAAGGTGTCGGCCAACTCATCCTTACTGAACTTACGCCCCGTGATGTTGCTGGTCTTGCCAAGCCGGATGCACTGCTCTGGGTAGAACGTGCGCCCCATATCTCGGCGGTGAAGCATGGCTTCCACCACCTCCACGCTGTACCACTTCCTGCCGACTCTCATTTTTGTTGGTAACTTCATACTTCTCCTTAGTTTTTTGCTAACCCATAACGACGGTGAGCACCACCGTCAGCGTCCAATGGAATGCCCGGCATATAAGGCGGCTCCATAGTCATTTGAGCCAAGACCCAAGTCTTAGCTTCTTGCACCTCTGCATCAGGAACCACAACGATTTGCTCGTCATGCACTGTTCCCGCCACAAAGTATCTCTTTGCAGTACGCACCATACCATCAGTCATCACGCATCTCGCTACGCCCTGCGTGACATTGTTGGTTATTTTCCCTGCATATATTTTAGTACGATCTGGCCCGTATGTCCACTCCAGTTGTTCTTTATTTGTTTTGTCGTCCTTGTACCGCCTGATGTTAAGGTCAGGATACAACAGCTTCATGCCAGAGGGTAGCTCGATCTCGCCCTTGCGGTAGATCAAACACTTGTGCTTGTACTCACGCCCCTTGTACAGACACTCACCGATAAGCTGGGTGTTTAAATCCCAGAAGTCCACCACAGGCGTAGCCGTAGCTCTGTACTTGTCGATGATGGCCTTGGATGCTAGGCAGTGGATGACTAGCTCCTTGGTTGTGCAGGTGTGTGGTATCTCTTGGAGCTTCTCAACGTTCACGTCCCAGTCGAGGAACTTCTGCGCCATGGCTTGGGTAACACCGAGTTTCTTCGCAAATGAAAGGTCGTAACGCTGGGGCGGGGCACCGAGGAAGCCTGTGAGTAGTTGCGATGCGAACGCTGCCCAACCCAACCCATAACCGCAACCAAGGAGAGCGCTCTTTGCAGACTGCCTAAGGTCAGGGTGAGACTCTTTACTGAG